GACTGCGGCAGCCGACAGGCATTGCAAGCGTTGGGCGTTCCAGAAATGGAAATCCAACAGATTCTTCGAGTCATGCACCAGCACAAGAGCCTTTCGGCTGAGAATTGGTCGGTGAGGCGTTCGCCGAAAAAAAGGCTTGACATTCTAAGCAAACTGTGCTACAATAAACTTGAAAAGAAATCATGTAGTGGCAATACTGTCACGCAGAAAGAAAGCCCTCAGAGATGCGACCTCTGAGGGCTTTCGCCTTATCCAAACGGATTCGGCAATTCGGATGCTGCGTCGGGCTTACTTCCTGTTCAGCCATTTGTAGAGCTTATATAAAATGAGCTCCACTCCAACAGATATGAAAAGAGAAATCATGTAGTATAACAATACTATCACCTCCTTCCTGACGGAAGAAGCCGACCGGTCAATTATAGCATATTTAGAGAGATTCTGTCAATAGACGGCATCTCTCTTTTTGTTTTGCTTGGTTCTCTTTTCTCAAATTCTTGCAAGCCGCAGCCCAAAGGCCAATACAACAGCCGCTCCTATTCGTTCCACTTCGGACGCTCCAGCAGTGGGCGGCAGGTGGACGACTGGAAAGCCCTCCAGCTGACGGCAGTCTATGCGTGTATTCGGGTCTTGTCGGAGACCGTTGCCCAGCTGCCCTTACACGTCTATCAATCCACCAACACCGGAAAAGAGCGAGTACCCAACCATCCGCTCTATTTTTTACTCCACGACCAGCCGAACCCGGAAATGACCAGCTTTGTGTTTCGGGAAACGCTGATGTCCCATCTACTGATTTATGGCAACGCTTACGCCCAAATCATCCGGAATGGACGGGGCGAAGTCGTAGGGCTGTATCCCCTGCTCCCCGACCGCATGACCGTTGACCGAGATGACAAAAACCGTTTGATTTACCGCTACAGCTGCTATGAAAATGCCAACCCCAACCTGAAGAAACTCGGCGAGCTGGTACTGCCGAGAGAGAACGTGCTACACATCCCAGGACTTGGATTTGATGGTGTGCGCCCAGATAGGGCATAGTGAGAAGTAGAAAGATGGTACTACCATGCAAGACAACG